TAGCACATACACCATTGCTTCGGTGGTATCTGGCACATCGGTGACATTCACCGTTCCGGCAACGCACAGCGCAACCGCAGGCACAGGCGCAACGATGCAAACAACCGGCACTGCCGTCCTCGATCCCGCTGCCGTGGCCAGCGCAGTATGGGGTGCGGCAACGCGCACGCTCACCAGCGCAAACGGTCCAACGGCTGTTGAAATCAGGCAGGAGATGGATAGTAACTCGACAAAACTGGCTAATCTTGACGCCACGGTGTCCAGTCGTCTCGCGCCAAGCGGAACGCTTGCCACGGTGACCAACCTCACCAACGCACCCGCATCAGTCACACCCGCTCAAATCCGCGCCGAGATAGATGCTAATTCGACTAAACTGGCCAACTTGGATGCGACCATTTCAAGCCGCCTTGCAACTTCTGCCTACACAGCACCGACCAGCGCACCGACAGCAGCCAGCGTTGCAAACGCAGTATGGGGAGCCGCAACCAAGGAGATCACGGGTGGAACGGTCGATACCCTCACCAACGCGCCGAGTGTGCCAAGCGCCGCTTCGATCCGCGCTGAGATCGACAGCAACTCGACTCAGCTTGCAGCTATCAAAGCCAAAACCAATAACATACCAGCCAGCCCGGCATCCGTGAGTGACATCCCGAGCGCCAACATTTCGGCCATCAAAGCCAAGACGGATCTGCTCAATACAGACCGCCTCGCCCAAGCATCGACGGTTGCCACAACCGGAGCGCAACTCGCCGCCGCTCTCAGCTAACCATGGACCACCACCAAGCCACCGCCTCTCTCACCGGCCTTGTCGCTACGGCGACTGGGCTGACGGTGAGTATGCTCCCCGAGATCGAGGCGTGGCTGAGAGTCGTTTCGCTTATCATCGGCTGTGCGGTTGGTCTCGCATCCCTCTATGCAATCATGCGCAGAAAGCACCCACCACAATGATCCACTATGAATAACATCCTTGCCCGCCTCAAAGAACCCTCCACCTTTCGCGGACTCGCCATCCTTTCCGGACTCGCGGGTATTGCGATTGATCCTAATCAGGTCAACGCCATCGGCGCAGCCGTAGCGGCCGTGATCGGCCTTATCGAGGTTTTCCGAAAAGAGAGTAAATGATCCCTCCCTCCCAGATCGTAACCGCCATTGTCGCCACAGCATTTGCAACGACGCTTTTGCTGTGGTGTATGAAATAATGAATTTCGACGAGCGCACGGAACGAAATATTGCCACGCTGCACCCGGCCGTGCAGCCGCGTGCCCGTGAATTTATGCGGCTTGCGCTCGACATCGCTACGGCAAATAGCATGGCTGTGCGCATTATCTCTGGCTTGCGCACATATTCCGAACAAGATGCGCTCTACGCCAAAGGGCGCACCACGCCGGGGCCAAAAGTAACAAATGCCAGGGCGGGATTTTCAAACCATAATTTTGGCACGGCTTGGGATATTGCGTTGTTCAAAGGCAAGACCTACCTCGAGGAGTCTCCAATCTACCGCGAGATCGGCGTAGCGGCACGCAGCCTCGGGCTCACATGGGGAGGCGATTTTAAATCCATCGTCGACGAACCGCACTACGAAGTGCCAACCGGCCTCACTCTGGCGCAGATGCGGGAGCGTGTCGCCGCAGGAAAGGACATATTCGCATGAGCAAAATATCCTGGTCATCCATAGCTCGCGAGCAATCTGATAAAGCGCACAAGACGGAAGTCGATGCGCTCAAGGCGAAGCTTGCTCAATACCAAGCCAGCGTGGAATCGCTGGAAAAGCAACTGGGCATCGCCCTTAGCCTCGGCAAAACACGCATCCGCCCACACCCGTTGTCGGTCAACATGAACGACAAGGCTGAGGCTGTGGCTATCGCCATGGCCAGCGATTGGCATGTGGAAGAGACGGTAGAATCGACATCGGTCAACGGCCTCAACGAATACCGCCTGCCCATCGCCAAGATGCGCATCGAGAAATTTTTCAGCACCATCGCCCGTCTCACAGAAATCGAACGCCACGGAGCAAAAATCGACGACCTTATTCTCTGGCTTGGCGGCGATTTAATGACAGGAATGATTCACGAAGAGCTTGCCGAATCGAACAGCAAGACGCCAACGCAAGTCATCCTCTGGCTCCAAGACCGCCTCGCAGACGGCCTCGCCACGCTTAAGCCGCACTTCAAGCGTATCCTCATCCCAACAAGCTACGGCAACCACGGCCGCACGACCGTGAAACCACGCCACGCCACCGGAGCCGCGCACAGCTACGAGTGGCTGCTGTATCGTATTCTCGAAGGCCGATTCCACAGCGATCAACAGATCGAGTGGCAGATTGGTGACAGCTATTTTAATTTCATGGAAGTGTATGGCCGCCGACTGCGCTTTCACCATGGCGACTCGTTAAAATTTCAAGGCGGCATCGGGGGCCTTACCATCCCGACAGAAAAGGCAATCGCTTCATGGAATAAATCGCCGAACCGAGCCGACCTTGATCTCTTTGGACATTGGCACCAATTCCAACAGAACCGGCACTGGCTCTGCAACGGAAGTCTCATCGGCTACAATGCCTACGCTCTTTCAATAAAAGCTTCTTTCGAGCCTCCAACGCAAACCTATTTCCTGCTTGATAAGAAACGCGGCAGGACAATGACAGCCCCCATCTACCTATGAGCACCTGGAAATCCCTCGCCAGACGCACCAATAGCCTTCCCGAAGGCTGGAGCAACACCGAAGAAATCGCCACCGATCTGGATTGCGAACCAAGCGAGGTGCCAAAAATCCTCGCCAGCGCCATCCGTGACGGCCTCGTTGAGAAACAAAATTTTCCACACTGGCAACCTGGTAGCCGCCAGCTCCTCTACCAAACCGGCTACCGTCAAATCTCGGAGAAACAAACTCCGATTCCTGATAAATCAATGCCCGTATCGCATAAGAGGTCGCTTGAAGATCATGTGCGCATAATCAAATCAAGGCATCCCGATTTTTCTGCTTACAAAGTAAAATCTTATTTAAGCAACCGCATCCGCGACGGGGTCTCTACAGCGCAGATCTCCGCCATACTTGACACGCTCTCCCTATAATTAAAGGTAGATGCCCAATGATCAAATAGTCGTAGATGGGGATGCTGGATTCACCGGCATGGCCTCGCGCTTGAACCCGCTGCAACTTCAGCCGGGCATGGCGCAGTATTGCGAAAATATGCGGCTGGATCGAGGCGTGGCGCAAACGCGCAAAGGCGCAAAGCGCGTGGCGGACGATATTTCTCTGCCAGGAGATTATTTGATCGTGCGGGATACAGGATCCACTCTCACGCTGGCGGCTGACAAATCTGTAACTTCATTGATCCGCTCTGGAGTTACGGCCACCGCTACATCTACAGCGCATGGATACACGTCTGGCGATATGGTCAATATCCGTGGGGCCACTCAGTCGGATTATGTTGGCGATTTTTACATTTCCAATGTCACAGCCAATACTTTTCAATTCACCCTGCCACAAGATCCCGGAGTCAATGCCAGCGGAACCATCGTAGCCAATCGCGGGCCTGTCATTAAACAAACCTACTCTGGAGGGGTCTTTTCCAGCGGCTTGTATTCTTCTCCTCGCTTGGATAACGCAAACGAATACGTGGTGCTGGTTGGGCCGTCGAATGCCTATCTGTGGAAGCAAAATAATCTCGTTACAAAAAGCTACCCGACGACGGACATCATCACGAACACGGATGACGTGTCTGTGCTGCAAGCCTTTGACAAACTCTATATTCTTCGCGACCGCAAAGAATCCAAGCTACGGGTGCAATCGATCACGCAGACTGGCGGCACGCTCAATACGCTGAACGATATATGGACTTTCAGCTCGGCCAGTATGCTGGCGGTGGGTAATGCCGGGACGATTCTTTCCTACAACGGCAAGCTTTGGACGGCGCAATCAACTGGCATCGCTAACAATCTCAACTCCGTCTGGGCGGCCAATGCCACAACAGCCTGGGCAGTCGGAGATGCAGGCACAATCCTGCGCTGGGACGGCGCGACATGGTCTCCGCAGACGACCAATACGGAGGAGGATCTTCATGCGGTATGGGGCACAACCGCGTCGCAACTCGTGGCCGTGGGCGCAAACGGCACGATTCTTTCATACAATGGCACGTCTTGGTCGCCACAGACGAGCGGGACAACGCAAACCTTGCGTGGCGTGTGGGGCACAGCCGCGAACAATGTTTATGCGGTAGGCGATGCAGGCACGATCCTAAAATGGAATGGCATATCCTGGGCAGCACAGACCAGCGGCACAACCGATTCCCTGAATGCAGTCTGGGGCACTGGCGCAACCAATATCTATGCGGTCGGAGCGTCTGGGCGCATCGTGCGCTCTACAAACGGGACGGCGTGGACGGCTCTAACCAATGCGGCGACCGATACGCTTAATGTGGTATGGGGTTCTGGCACGACCAATATCTTTGCGGCAGGAAATGGCGGCAGGCTGATTCGCTCGACGGATGGCACGACATGGACGCCGCTCACGTCCAGCACGACATCGGATATCTACGGACTGCGCGGATCGTCGGCTACCAATATGGCGGCCGTGGGCGGTGGCGGCACAATTCTCCTGAGCACGACCGGCACGACATGGACGGCAGTGGTTCGCGGACTGGCTACAGCCACCTTCTCCGCTCCACACGGATATGCGGCTAATGAAGCGGTGCGTATCAGTGGGGTCACTGATCCGGCTACGCTGCCCGAAGGGGTGACGACGGCTGAGGCGTATAACGGGGAGTTTGTGATTCGCTCGGTGCCGAGCACCACGACATTGACCTACGCTGTGCCGGGCACGACATTTTCTTCGGCGGCGGGCACGATTTTCTCGCAACGGGTGCAGCCTGCATTGGTGTGGGACGGAGATCCGACAACGAATTTCTC